GGGTTATGCTAGAGGTAATCCGAATATTGATATAGCAAAAGATCCTAGAGACAACGTGCCTGAAGAATTCATACAAGAGTATGATAAAGCGCACGCTGGTGATCCTATGTTTAAAACGAGATTGTTACAAACATTAAATGATTACTTTTCCAAGATAGAATATCCATCACCTGAAAGGTTTTTGTATTCTATTCCTGGTTCCCTAACTTCACGATCTGCTGGTAATGTTGATTTATCTAGGAAATTTTACATTCCTGCATCTGATAGCTTTAACTCTACGCGATATTTTCCCGTTTCTACCGGGTCAAAAGTCCTCTCGTTTTTAACTAATCCCGAAAACGCATTTGGGCCAGTTCAGAATTTGACAGAAGAGAAACCTGGTCGCATTGCAGTCAGAGAGGTGCCTGCTAGAAACCCCAGAGCGGTGTTCATGATTCCGTTGCGAGAATATATTAGAAATTATATAGTATCTAGGCCAATGTACGATTTACTATCTGATATGTCATTTGGAGGTGCTCCATTGACTACTGTAACTTTTGCATTACAAGATTCTTGGATGCAGATGGCTTATCAGTTAGTCGCGACATCCGATCGCTCAGTGGTGAATCTTTCATTGGATTATAGTTCATTTGATTTAACTGGCAAGTATGGAAACTTTGGGCAGTTTGTCTACCAAAGTGTTGTTCAAGATTTAAAAGTAAGAAATATATATAACCAGGATATGGGCATTAAGTATTACGGTAACTATACATGGGAACAGTGGGCTCGTGATTGTTTTGGTCCTGAGTCAAGATCGAAACAAGTATATAAGCTACCGTTGATGCCTGATGGTAAAGCCGAGTTTGTGGTCGCAGACCAGGTTCTATCAGGAGAGAATTTGACTAGTGCGTTTAATTCTTTTGCTAACTCTGCTCTAATTGCTACCATTAATGATAAAATGTCCGAAAATGGAGTTAGTGCAAATATACTTAAAGCAAATGTCCTTGGTGATGATGCTTGGTTGTGTATTACCGCGAAGAATCGACCTTCCGTAGCCGATATCAAAGCACAACTTAAGCTCTTTCAACATGTAGCGACATCATCAGGTTATATAGTTCACTCGTTAAAATCGAATTACGGGTATCGAGCCGTATATTTACAGATCGCTGCTATATACGGTTACAGACTTGCTAGATGGTATAGTCAGATATTTGACAAAGAGCGGCCACGAG